TGGATTGATTCAGAAATGTCATACTCAGAAGACTGGGCTAGACAACTTGGCGTAGATCCAACAAAACTAATTTATTCACAAGCCAGAACTATTAGCGATATGGTTGACGTTGGAGTTGGACTAATGAATGCTGGAGTTGATTTAATTGTGATAGACTCTATTACATCAATGCTTCCTGCCATATATTTTGAAAAAGATACAGATGATATGAAGGCTTTGGAGAATACAAAACAGATTGGAGCAGAGTCCCGTGACTTTAGTAACGCATGGAAAATGCTTAACTATGCAAACAATAAAGTTAAGCCAACTCTGCTTGTTCTTATTTCTCAGTCTCGTAACAATATCAATGCTATGTATACTAGCCAGCAGCCTTCTGGTGGTCAGGCTACTAAGTTTTATTCCTCATGTATTGTTAAACTCTTTTCTTCAGAGTCAGACAATCAAGCACTTAAGGGAAAGATTAAAGTAGGAGATAAGTTAATTGAAGAAAAAATTGGTAGAAAGATTCGCTGGGAATTACAGTTCTCTAAAACCTCTCCAGGGTTCCAGAATGGTGAGTATGATTTTTATTTTAGAGGTGACGATATTGGTATTGATGCCATTGGTGATTTGGTTGACACAGCAGAATCAGTAGGGCTAGTTAATCGTACTGGTGCTTGGTATCAACTTGATGATGGCACAAAGGTTCAAGGCAGAGAAGGTTTTATTAGTCGTGTTAAAGAAGATCTTGACTTACAAAAAAGTTTAAAGGACAAACTTGCCAATGGCTGAAACAAATTTTAAAGTTTTTACTGGTGAGTTTATTTGTCAAAAATGTAAGTTGCCTGTTACATCTTTAAGACTTTGGACAGAAACAGGTGATGCTACTTGGATGTGCACATCAAAGCATGTGTCAAGAGTTGGTCTTATTCCATCTAAAAAGAAAAAGAAAGATTTTGAAGATGAGTGAAAGATCAGAATCTAAAAGAATAGGTGCCAAGCAGCATAAGAATAGTGGTCGCAACAACACCAAGGGCGATGCTTCCTGGAATAATTTTGTAATAGACTTTAAAGAATGCTCAAAATCTTTTACATTAAACCAAGATGTTTGGGCTAAAGCCACAACAGATGCATTAAAGAAAAGTATGGATCCTGCTTTGGTTATTGTGCTTGGCGAGGGTACGCAAAAGGTACGCCTTGCTATAATAGAATTAGATATGTTAGAACAATTAATAGAGGAGAATAATAATGGAACCAACAAAGACAACACTTGAGCAGGTCAATGGATTAGCAGAAATTGCAGAGTATATGGATGATGAAGAGTTGACAGTAGCGTTGACAATGATTGCTAAGATAATCATTAAGCCAGATATTCCTATACAGGTTGCAAGTCTAGAAATTGTTAGACTCCAGGCTATAGCCGCTAAGATGTCTTTAAAGGCTACTTGGATGGCCAACGTAGACAAAAGTAATAGAGCAAAAAAGAACATTTACTATACTGCAGCAGAATCAATTAACTCTCTTGTTTCAGCACTAAAGTATTTAATACGATAACCGTAACCTGCTATACTTATATAAACAAGGGGATATAATGACAAAAAATTTACTACATACAATAATGATTAGAGAAGTTGAAACACCAGAACAAATAGATGCAAAAGAATTAGTTAATGTTATTCAGCAGGGATATCTTGTAGGCAGAGATCCTGAGCATAAACAAAAAAAGACTTTTGGTCCATCTACAATTGCATACGGTTATGGAGAATGCCCAAGATATTGGTATCTTGCTTTTGAGGGTGCAGTCTTTGAAGATAACTCAGATGCCTATGCGGTAGCAAACATGACTAATGGTACTCTTTCTCATAGTAGAATTGAGGCAGCGTTTAAAAACTCTGGTATTTCAATTAACTCTGAGTTTAAATTATTCCATGATGATCCACCAATTTTTGGGTATGTGGATAACTTTATTCAATGGAAGGGCGATGAGATTGTTGTTGAAGTTAAGACAACAAACAATGAAGTATTTGAATACCGCAAGCGCACAAACAAGCCAAAGATGGGCCACGTAGTTCAGTTGCTTATTTATATGAAAGTCCTTAAAAAATCTAAGGGTATTTTAGTTTATGAAAATAAAAACAATCACGAACTATTGATTATTCCAGTAGAAGTAAACGATCACTACAGAGCCTGGATTGATATGGCTTTCCAGTGGATGCGTGATGTTCGTAAGGCATGGGAAGATAAAACTCTTCCTACAAAAAACTATAGATCTAATTCAAAAATTTGCAAGACTTGTCCAATTAAAAAGGCTTGCGGAGAAGCAGGGGTGGGCGTATTAAAGATAGCATCCCTGGAGGAACTGAGTGAAGTTATGTAGCATCTGTCACTCATCTTTTAAGGCTGCAGTGAGTTATCAAATTTACTGCAGTAAGGTTTGCAGAGACCTTGCAACTAAAGAAAAGATTGCAGAAAGATATGCCGTCACAAAAAGACAAAAAAGAAAAAACAAAGTACGTCTTTGTCTTGGAGGGTGCGGTCAAGATCTTTCTATTTATAATGATTCTGGATTCTGTGCTAACTGTAATGTTAGCGAAAAGGCAGTTGCAAAAATGTTAAAAGAACTGAAAGGTTATATAGACTATGAGCAACAATAAGTGGGGACTAGAGACAATGCCAAAAACTATTTGCGCTATTGACGCTAGTACCAATAGTCTTGCTTTTGCTTTGTTTGATACCCAACAAAAAACGTTGGAAAGTATTGGTAAGATTTATTTTGAAGGAAGTAACATTTACGAAAAAGTTATGGATGCTGGCAAAAAAGTAAAAGCCTTTTTTGATATTTATGGTGGCTTTGAAGCAATAGTTATTGAGCATACAGTGTTTATGAATAGCCCCAAGACTGCTGCTGACCTTGCATTAGTTCAAGGTGCAATTCTTGGATCAGCAGGACAATCTGGAACTAAAACGATTGGTAGAGTTTCTCCAATTACTTGGCAAATTTTTATGGGTAATGGGAAAATATCTAAAGAAGAACAACTACTAATACGATCTCAAAATCCTGGAAAGTCTGATTCATACTACAAGGCTCACGAAAGAATGCTTCGTAAAGAAAGAACAATTAACTTTATTAATATTAATTATGATAGAACTATTACTGATAACGATGTTGCTGATGCCTGTGGTATAGGTCATTGGGCAATAAAAAACTGGGAAAAAGCGATAGGAGACAACAAATAATGCCAGAGTTAAATGCAAACATACCACCAATTGAATGCTATGTTCGTGGAAACTTTTTAAGAGACCAAGAAGATAGCCATGATAAATATTTTCCATGTGTTATTTTTGGTGTTTCAAGTATTAAAAGTAGAAGCCCCTTGTTCCATTTTTTAATGGAGGATGGTGGTATCTGGTGGAGAATGCCAATTAATGCTTTTTGCACTAAGCCAGGAGTTCCAGAAGAACCAATCCACAACCTTGTTTTGTGGAATTCTTTTAGTCCATATGTTTCAGTAACAAAGTTTGAGAACCTAAGTAATATGAGAATGTCTTATATTGATAGAACTAAAACTAGTGTTCCTGGAACATATTTGTTTACCCTGGATTGGCACAACCCAGAGACAAACATATTAGATGATGGGTATTCAGAAAATCCAGGTCAGCACAAGTGTGGTCACGTTATTCAAAGAGACGATGGCAACTTTGCAATTCAGCCAAATAATCGGGTAAGACTAAAGGAGCCTTCATTTGTTACCAAGAAGGATCTAGTTATACAAAGACTCATTAATACAAATAAGTGGGATGTTGAAAGTTACGATAAGTGGATGCTTGAAGACTCTAACGCTTATGATTATCAGGTTATTGACACAGAAGTTGACAAATAACAATATGACTGCTAAACTGTATACATCTGAAATTTTTATGCGTAAGCGTTATCTTATGGATAAGAAGACCCCAGAAGAAATTGCAAAGGAGTGCGGAGCCAGTGTTGAGACTATCTACGTATACCTTGCTAAATTTGGATTAAGGAAGTCTAAAAGATGAATAAGATAAAGAAGATTATTTTTATAATGTCGTTGGCTGCAGCCGCTGGTATTATTTATACCATAGTTGCATTAAAAAACATTCCAGAAAGTTTTGATTGGGAAGAAGATGAGTAATGATCTTAACATTACTGTTGATCAGGTAAATCACCCTGCACATTACACAACAGATCCATCTGGAATTGAATGTATTCAGATTACTAGGCATAGGAATTTTAATATTGGGAATGCTTTTAAGTACTTGTGGAGAGCAGGAATTAAAGATGAAGCAAAAACAATTCAAGATTTAGAAAAGGCCATCTTTTATATTAAAGATGAAATAAATAG